GTCCGAATGCAAATCCTATGGTTAGAGACCGTATAAACGCAGTAAACGGACTGCTATCGCATGACCGATGGCTAGTAAATACGGATAACTGCCCACAACTAACTGACGCGCTAGAGTCGCAAGGTTATGTAAAAGGGCAACCCGAAAAGTTCAGTGAACATCCTGCTATAGACGACTGGGTTGATGCGGCAGGTTATTTTATCAACCGCAAATGGTCGCTGAGCAGACCTGTCGTGGTCACAGATATAGGTATGGCACGATGAGCATAGACTTTAAGAACCCGAAGTATCGGGACAATGTAGAAAAGTGGGATTTAGTAAATGACATTTGCGATTCCAACAACCTTAAAAAATATTTGGTTCAGCTAAACCCTAAAGACGTATCCGTTGAGAATGTAGAGCGCAACTCGCAATTCTTTAAGCGTAGTGTATTCGCCGCAGTCGCAGGATATACAAGTCGTGGGTTTGTAGGCAAAGCGTTTACCAAGCCACCAACACTAGAAGTTCCCGAAGAGCTTGCGTATGTATCTACGGATATAAACGGCGCAGGAGCATCTATCTATCAACAATCACAGGAAGTAATGCGTGATGTAATTCGTGTTGGTCGCTGTGGTTTATTAGTAGATTTCCCAACTACAGAAGGTGAAGTATCACGCGCTGATATTCTTAGCGGTAACATTTTTGCTACTATCACGCGCTTCGATTGCAGAGAGATTATAAACTGGCAGACTAAACGAGTTGGCTCAAAAGTTATGCCAACGCTTGTTGTATTAACCTCTACGGTTAGCGAGCCAAAGTCTGACGGCTATGAGTTTGAAGTAAAAGACATTTGGATAGAACTGGCATTAGAAGAAGGCGTATATGTACAGCGTGAGTGGCGCAAAGACAACCACAATGATTTCTATGTGCATAGCGAAACTATCCCACGCGATGGATTTGGCAATACGCTAGACTATCTGCCGTTTGTTTTCATTGGCTCAGAGATGAACACGACCAATGTTGACCACCCGCCGATGTACGATTTGGCTAAGATAAATCTAGGTCACTACAATAACTCTGCTATTTACGAAGACTCAGTATTTACAGTCGGGCAGGTTCAACCGTGGATGTCTGGGCTAAATCAAGAAACCATAGAGCTAATGCAGTCAAACAATATGTATATCGGCTCTGGTAGATTGATTGGCGTTCCATCTGGCGAAACCTTCGGCTTTGCTCAAGCGAGTCCTAATATGCTTGCTCGTGAAGCTATGATGGATAAAGTTGAGCTAATGATTGGCTTAGGCGCTATGTTCATGCAATCAGGCGGCGCCTCTAAGACAGCTACACAGATTGACGGTGAGTTAATGTCGCAACATTCTGTTCTGTCGTTAATCGCTAACAATGTTTCTGAAGCCTATTATGACGCTTTAAAAATGGCAGCGCAGTTTATGGGCGTCCGTGGTGATACCTACTGTAAATATGACATCAGCCAAGACTTCATCGACCCGAAAGCAGACGCGCCAATGCTTAACGCTGTAGTTGCTTCATTCTTGCAAGGCGTTCTACCGATTAGTGACTTGTTTGCTTGGCAGAAGAAACACGGTCTAATTCATGCCGAAAAAGAGTTTGAAGATTACCAAGAAGAAATAGGCATCGATGAAAGCATGGTTGATCTAGAGGAAGACTAATGGCTACAGCACCAGAGGAGCTAATAAACATAGCGACTCGCCATCAAGTCTATCTCGAAAGGCTTAAGACAGGCGAAGCTAACAAGGTTGGAAGTTTTCTAAAGAAGATTGACCAATCTGTTAGCGATCGTTTGGCTAATAAAAACCTAACCGAGTTTTCTAGAGACAGACTTAACCAGTTGCTGTTTTCTGTACGCTCAGACATGGATATATTAGCGCAAGAATTCTCTAAGGATGTAGCAAATCAATCTTTAAAATTAGCTGACTACGAGGCAGATTTTGAACTGCGCTCTTTACAGCAAGTATCTTCTGCTGAGTATGTAGTCCCCGCAACGGCGGCTATTGCTGTGGCTGTTCTGAAT